GCCGGACAGTGACGCCCAGTTAGCGTCGATGGTTGTACAGCAGTCGTTCGCTACTGTGCCCGAGTGTAAACAGTTCGTCGCGACCAACCGCAAGACCATTGCTAATGCTAACCGTGAGGTGGCCGGCAAGTTCGGCGGAGAGTACGTCCAAGGGTTCTCCGCGTGTAAGGACCTGATGGAAACCTTTGGTGCCAAGCCGAAGTCCGGCAGCGGGGCTGGAGCATGACCCGTGCCGTCTTGGACGGAGACGTCATTGCGTATCAAGCAGCGTCCTTGGGCACCGGCGAGGGGTCCCTCGATTGGGGTGATGGCAACATCACTCCCATCGGCGGGGAGAAACTCGCGTTGTCCATCGCGCGCCATAAGGTCAAATCGTGGTGCCGCTTGGCGTTCGCATCCGACGATCCAATTATTGTGTTCTCCGACCAGAACAAGGAGAACTTCCGGTGGGACTTCTGCCCACACTACAAGCACAACCGTGAGGGACACGAGAAGCCCGAGGACTACGCAGCCGTGGTCGAGTACCTCAAGGATCGACACCTTACGTACGAAATCCCGAGGCTTGAAGGCGACGACGTCATCGGGCTGCTGCTCACCGGGGAGAACGGCGCGAAGTACACCGGGGTGTCCACCGACAAGGACATCAAGACGATCCCCGGAAACATCTGCCACGTTGCACACAAGGCGACCGACCAGATGCGACCCTTTAAGAACACCATGCAGAACGCCGACAGGTACTGGATGACTCAGACCATCATGGGTGATCAAGTGGATGGCTACAAGGGTGCACCCGGTGCTGGTGCCAAGCGTGCTGAAAGTGTGCTCAAGGATACCTACAGCCTACAGGAAATGTGGGAGAAGGTTCTGTACGTGTACGCCGACCAGTTTGACCACAAGTCATACGGCAAAAAGTTCACGCAGGAGACTGCGTACGATGAAGCGTTGATGAACGCGCGCTGTGCCCGCATCCTGCGGTACGGTGATTGGAACAAAGAAACCGGAGAGGTGAACCTATGGACCCCGTAAGATCAGCCCGTGAGCAGTACGCCGAGTCACCGTGTGAGCGGTGCTCCGCGTGGTTTGGGGCCGACGGCAGGATACTTAAGCAGTACCGATGCTGTAAAGACGCCGGGATACCGTCTAAATTAGGTGAACTATGCAAAAAGGAACTCATGGCGATGGAAGAACCTCAGGCAGAAAAGTTTCACCCACGGGGTGTCACAAAGACCAATGCGTTCACCAAACGTGGTGACCTTGCGGACAAGGCGAAGATACGCCGGAAGCGTATATCTACGCTTAAGGCCCTAGAGCCGCCGCTCACAGAGAGAGACAAGGTGCCACCATTCGACCCGGAGTTGGGCATGAGTGTCCCATACAATGCGCGCCCCCACCAAGCGAAAGATATGGTGATCAACCCCGCGCACTACGCACAGCACGCCATCCAGCCCAAGGAGTTCATCCTCAAGAACAAGTTGACGTGGGCTCAGGGCAGCGTCGTAAAGTATGTCTGCCGGTATAATCTCAAGGACGGTCGTAGGGACTTGGAGAAGGCCCGCGAGTTTATCGACATAATGATCGAGGAGTGGGACGACGAACATGGCTAAAATGATACACATGACCGGACCTGAAACAGAAATCGCGCAGTGGATGCACGCGTGGAAATACCGTGGCAAGGGTGAACCATTCCGGGAGTTCGCAAACCGCGTGTCATTCGCTCTGACAGACAACGGGGATCACTTCGAAACCTTTCGTGACATCATTGGGTCACAGCACTTCCTACCCGGTGGTCGCATCCAGTCGGCAGCGGGGAGCACCCGTCAGGCAACGATGTACAATTGCTTCGTGATGCCAACAATCGACGATAGCATCGAGAGCATCCTCGCAGCGTTTGCCGACAGTATCGAAACCATGCGTCGAGGAGGCGGAGTAGGATATGACTTCTCGAATATACGACCCAATGGCGACCGCATCAAATCCTTGGACTCGATTGCTTCCGGGCCGCTTTCCTTTATGGGTATATTTGATGCCGGTTGCAAGACTGTGGCTTCGGCGGGTCACCGACGGGGTGCACAAATGGCTGTGCTCCGCGTTGATCACCCTGACATCGAAGAGTACATACGTGCCAAGCAGAACGAGACACGCTTTACCGCCTTCAATACTAGCATCGCCGTCACGGACGCGTTTATGGAGGCAGTGGAGGCAGGCACAGATTTCGATCTCATGTTCGAGGGTAAGAGGCGAGGCACCGTGGATGCGCGTGCCCTGTGGGAAAGCATCATGCGCTCCACTTACGACTGGGCCGAGCCGGGTGTCCTCTTCATCGACCGCATCAATGAGTACAACAACCTGTGGTACTGCGAAAAGATTGCCGCGACAAATCCGTGTGGTGAACAACCGCTTCCACCGAATGGTGCGTGCCTGCTTGGGTCGTTTAATCTAACAAAGTACATCGCCAAAGGGTGCGGACCCCAAGGCTCAACGGAAGGATTTAAATATGACTTCGATTGGAAACAACTTGCGGCTGATGTTCCTCCGGTTGTGCGGGCGATGGACAACGTCGTTGATCGTGCTCGATATCCGCTTGAAGCTCAGAGGTTGGAAGCGATCAGCAAGCGTCGTATGGGCCTTGGCGTTGCTGGTCTCGCGAATGCGGGCGAAGCTCTGGGCTACTCCTATGGTAGCACGGAGTTCAAAAAGTGGGCCGCACGCGTCTTCCGAGTGATACGCGATAAGTCATACTCGGCGTCCGTCGAGTTGGCTAAGGAGAAGGGGCCGTTCCCTTTGTTCAACACGGAGAAATACCTCCAAGGGAAATTCATACAGACACTCCCATCACACATCATCAAGGGGATTGAGAAGCATGGTATCCGTAACAGCCATCTCACCAGCATTGCTCCTACTGGTACTATCAGTATTGCTGCTGATAACATCTCGAGCGGCATTGAACCGGTGTTCTCCCTCCGGTATGACCGCACAATCCAAACGGAAGGCGGAGAGAAGGTTGTCGCAGTCGAAGATTATGGGAGACGCGTCTTTGGCATGGACGGTAAGACTGCGGCAGAGTGCACTGCGGACGACCACATCGGAGTCCAGATGGTAGCACAACAGTACGTCGACAGCGCGTGCTCAAAGACCTGCAACGTGGACCCGAAGATGCCTTGGGCCGACTTCAAGGACATCTACATGAAAGCGTGGAAGGGTGGTCTTAAGGGGTGTACTACGTTCAACCCCGGTGGCAAACGCTTCGGTGTGCTCAAGGCTCCTGACGAGCCCGAGACCGAGGAGCCTTTGGCGTGCTACATTGATCAGGAGACTGGCGAGCGTTCGTGTGAATAACTACTTAGGGACCAATGGCTTACGGGCTGTTGGTCCCTTTTTTTCTGTTTTTATGACCCCAAACAACAGCCTTGTGCACACACTACCGGTTTTCCTGAGGAGGAGCACATGGCAAAAGACGATTTCACAATCCCAAAGTACACCTATGACTTGCTACTCCAACTTGACCGAGACTATCAACTACCGCGCCTACCGCTGACGGCGGAGGGGTGGCAGCACATGGACGAGGCAAGGGCACGCGAACTGGCGTTCATCGCTGGACAGCGTGCGTTGGTAAACCTTCTGCTCGAATGGCAGGAGGAAAGCAATAGGGTGGACGGTGATGTTGAAGACAAGGTTGCAACCTCCGGCCCAACGGTCTACGACTCAGAGTTCGGTCGCGTTCTGGACCCGAGCATCGCAGGCGATCCGGATATGGAGCCCATTCGCGTGGCCTCGGCCTCTCTTGGAGCACTGTTGGATACTGGAGATAACGAGGAATGACCAGCCCATCGCCTATTGGTGGTGGAATGAGGTTCCCTCCAGTGCAAGCCGAGTGTACGAATGCCATGTGTGTGCACACTCGGACCACCAGAAGCGGTGGCTGACTAAACACACACGCAAAGCCCTGCTCGACGCCGTCGCAGAAATGGACGCGGACTACTGCCTTGCGTTGCACCCGGACCCGTACATCATCAAGATGTTGGAGAGGTTTGGCTTTAAGAACACTGGTATGGTCAACATACTTGACGTAAAGGAATATCTCAATGGGACCCCTTATACCCAAGCCACAGGCTCCAATCATGGCGGCACCGGAGAAGCCAAAGGAAGAGAAAAAGAAGACACGCGTGGACCCCAATAG